GAAGGCTTCAAAGTCAGGCTTCTCTGTGTAGCAAGCGGAGTTATTAGCTAGACCCCTGTGTGGATTATCTACCCACCACTGTCCTGTCTTAGCACGTCTTAGGCGATCATCTGTTAGGTTAGAGAGTGAGATAAGGGCTGACCGACGTACTCCTCCGACCACAATACACGATGCTATCTTACAGCAAAGATCGTGACATTCAATGGAGCTAAGCTTTCTTCCAGCAGCGCCCTGAAAGAGTTCTGTTGTAAACTTGAAGAGGTCGACGAGAGGTTCTGGACCACTTGCACGACCTCCGAAAGTCGCGAGTGGGGCACCTGCAGCGCGTACTCTACTAACGTCCCATCTTGGAAGTTGACCTGAATACAACAGTGATACCAATTCCCTAAACGATTTCGCCCATCCGATTTTCGAATCTGCAACATGGATAACTGTGTCTGTTTCATGGAACTCCTCGGCCACTTCTGGTAACTTTGTTACGTACTGACGTTCTACTGAGTAACCACCACCAGTGCCACACAGGAGGATGTACATTAGCTCATCAAATGATCTAGGATTATCTATGGGTAGGTAAGCACAGTTAAACCCTGCTACGTTGTCACGGTCTAGTGCTTCCCCAGCGGTCATTAGTGCCCTCATGCTGGGCATTACGTCTAGATCGTGTATAGCCTTAGTGATCTCTGATACATCAAAGTCATTAAGGTGTCCTCGGTCCACCCAGAAGTTAACGTAACGGTCTACTGTTTCTTCCCAAGTCTCCCTACGCTGCTCCTCTGGTAAGTATCTAGCGTACCTTGACTTGTGTATGTATTGTTGATATGCGTCCATCTATTCTGTTACTCCTAATGTCTCGTTTAATATGGCTTGTGACGCTAACTGTAGAAGCATGTGTACACCATCAGGGTACTGTTCATTAGATGCTACTTCAAACATCTCCCCGTCCTCGTACATTACTACTACCACTTTAGGACTCCTGTCCTCCTCTTCCATTAGTGCGGCTTTGGTAGCAAAGGCTGTTAGAAACTCTGTTGTTGTAATAGAGTCCTCCTCTGTACCACCCTTACCAAAGTTACCCTCTACGACCTTCATTACGATAACTCCTGCACTAACCAATTGAGGTAGACCTGTGCTTTCTTTAGGTCTTCTATTCCATTCTTGTACTCGTAGCGCCAGAGGTACTTAAGGCAGTTACCCTTTAGGTACCCTTTGTACTCCGTAGGGTGCATAGATGCCTTGATTGCTTCAATGGCTTCTATAGCGCCTTTGTTGTAGTGATCTGGTTGTGCTACAGGGTCGCTTGATACGTTACCCTTGTTCCTGAGCTTACTAGTGGCCTTGTCCCACTCTGATGGGGTGGCGTGTGATAACCCTTTTAACTCCTCGGCAGTATAAGTGGTCCATTCGTTAGGCATAGGTGTCTTCCTCTAATTCTTCTGTAAACTTATCTAACTTAATGAGTAGTTTATCCTCAAACCTGTCTAGAATCTCCTCAGATGAGATTTGTAGGGCCTCTAGTAAATCATCAGGATCGTAGTGATGCAACAGTCTCTCCTTAATTTCGTCTAGTGTCAGTGACATAATCAACTAATTCCTTTAGTGTGTCTATATTATACCATAGAATACGGTTCTTGTCACACCATTGAGCCATTGTATTCTTGGTACTCTTGCTAACTTTTTGATTAGGTTTCATCAGTACAAATATGAGTTCGTGTGTCTCTGGTAAGCACTTAACGACCGAGCGATACTTTTGTGTGTCTCCTGAGCGAAAGTATCCTTTGCATTCGATGAGGTAAGTCTTCCCGTTTCTTTCGTACACAAAGTCTGGGGTGTACTTACGTTCGATGCGGTACTCAATCTGCCACGGCTCGTAGCTAAAGCCGTATGGTTGTAACTGTTTCGACACGTCATATTCAAACCCTGATCTAAACTCGTTAGGATATTTCTTGGACTTTCGGCTCATTGACCACCTCTGTTAAATACCTTGGACCACTTGAGTACAAGAAAGTACGCAACCCTGACCAACAAACGTGCTTGTACTGGCAATAGGAGCAACCCACGGCTAACTTCTGGTTTCCACTTTTGCCGTCTGGAACGACCTCGTGACATACCTCCGGCCACACTGGTTGCTCCACTAGCTTTTTTACGCGCTCTATGTGCTCCTCTATGTCGTAACCTATCTTAGCGTGTACAGGAGCCTGTGTATCCTCAGAGTCGTACATGAGGTACGTTAGGTGACCATTCTGTTTGTCCATGGCTAACCAGCCGAACTTGCTTTCCCCCTCAGAATGCGCGTAACCTTTAATTTGCGCGATGTATCCGAATGGGTCATCAAAAGCCAGAGATCCATCCTTGAATTTCTTAAACCCAAAAGTGGAGGTACTTTTAACATCTGTGACAATACCGTCAATTTTGCAGTCCATAGACCCTGAGATACCAGCAACCTCACATTTCTTTTGTTCATCTGTAACCTCGTGTCCTGATAGTCTAGTTAGAAATAATAGCATCTCTTCAATTAGATGCCCGTACATAAACTTGACATACGTGTTAGGCGTCATATCCTCCTGTACGTCAGAGTTATTAACAGCGTTCCAGAGGTAGCGATCATCTCGCCCGATGTTGGACATACGTAGCTTACGTCCATCACGTTTCTCAGTGAACAAAGTAGACATGAGTTTCTTACAGTTCTCACCAAACTTATCTATCTCTTCGTAGAGGTCTACGTCCTCCGGTATTTCCTTAGTAGCAACCACCTTATAGATGTCATCTACCAGTGAGTAAATTTCCTTCATTCAAACTCCTCCATAGTGCCCCGTATCATAAGTTTAGCAAAAGCTGGGTCACACTTAAACCACTCGTTCTTCCTGTCGTCTGAACACTCCGCTAGTATCTCATGTGCCGCTGCCTCAGCAGCCCTGCGATCACTAACGTCCCAGCTTTCGTACAGCGCGTAGTCTCTGTAAGGTGAAGAAGTCTGGTAGTTCCCCAAGCGATCCTCTGCGTCAATAGCCATGCCTACCTTGATCCACTGAGGAAAGCTCTCGTTAACGATGATGTACACTTGTCCTTCCTTAGAGCTATTGTACTTCTCTAGACTGCTAAAGGCCGCGTCTTCAAAGTTCTTGTATCGACCAGCCTTGTGCAGAGGATGTGTCTGTACGACGTACTTACCGTTGACGTACATGCGGTCATTGTTCCTAGCCTTCTTACGCTCAGGGTTATCTTTGTAGTACTTGCCCTCTGTCTTAGTGTAAATCATTTGTCCTCCTCAGTGAGTTTCGGCCCACGTTGATCCAACTTTGTACTCTCCGTCGAGGGGGCATCTAAGGTCGAATGATATACCCGCCGCCTTGATGCACTCGACTGCGAGCCAGCCAAACTTCCCCGCTTGTTTTGTGACAACCTCCGTTTGTATTTCATCGTGCACGTTCCCTATGAATTTGTAATCGATGTTGTGCTGAGTAGCGTAGTCATCCAAGAGAACTAAGGCCCTCTTCATAATGATAGCACCAGCCGCCTGAAGCAGTGTGTTTAGTGCACTATGCTCTGATCTGACCCATAGCTTTCTTCCGTCGAGTCCAACGAGGTGACCTTTCCTAGACGCTTGTCCAACTCGCTCTCGTAGAGTTTCAAGAGCAGGTGTATTTCGTAGAAAGCGCCCCCTAAGCTCACCGCCATCTCTTGCAGTTCCTCCGACGATGCTTCCAATCTTTGAGTCTCCTGCTCCGTAGAGGAAAGCGTAGATGAAAGTCTTTGCCTGAGGTCTTGTTGCAAGTCCCGCAGCAATTTGATTTCTGGTGTGAATGTCTTCTCTAAGTAGGACATTAGTAAATTCCTCATCGTCCATGTAATGAGCTAACATACGTAGCTCTAGTCCACTGGCGTCAACACCTACCAGCTTACGATCCTCAGGTACAACCCAGCAACTCCTACACTCCTCACCGAAAATAGAATTAACTGAAGGCACCTGTGCCATGTTAGGGGTCTGGTGCGTCATACGTCCTGTGACTGCCCCGTTTGTTGTGACCCTACCGTGTACCCTACCGTCATCCTGTACGTGCTCAAGCCAAGAGGTTACCTGTGCGTAACGCTTCTGTAACATCAAGTACTCTAAGACTTGCACAGCCTCCGGTATGTGTTTGTTCTCCTCAAGTGTCTTTTCGTCCACCTGCGGCCTACCACTGGGAGTGAGTTCCTTCCATACCGCACCCTTAGCCTCAAGTCTTTGAGCAACTTGTTGCCTCGACCCAGGATTGAAGATAGTAACCTTATCCTTGAGCCTGTTCCCCGTCTTGTCTGAAATCCTCTCCTCGACAATAGGTGGGAACACTTTCTGTAGCTCCTCTTCAATAACATACATGCTCTCCTTGAATCGTGCAGACAACGTGTGACACAGACGCTGATCTAGTAGCCATCCGTTACTCACCTGCTCCTGTATGATCCATTGAACCTCGTGCTCTAGGTCTATACACTCCTGACTAAACCCCGATAGGTCAACCATGAGTCGCTTGTACACTTCCTGTGTGACCTCAGTGTCCCTGATGCAGTAGTCAATCATCTCTGGTGTTAACTGTGACCAATCCTCGTGGTCGCCCTTAGCGTAACCTAAAGTGTTACCCCAGTTACGTAACGAGTGGCCGCCTGATCTACTAGGGTCCGCTAACCTAGACAGTACTAGAGTGTCAACGATAGCATCCCTAGCAAAAGTAAAGTCCCAAAGACGCTCGACCACAGGAACATCAAAGCCAATTCCGTTGTGGAATACGAACGTAACAGGCGCTTTACGCGATACATACTCTTTGAAATCTTGCTCATTACATATTACCTCGCTCTCTCCGTTGTGTAAGCAGACTGCACACCAGATAACGCTAGGGTTAAGTCCATCAGTTTCTATGTCCATGAAGACTAGGTTGCTCAAAACTCAGTCTCCGGTGGCGTGGGGTTAGCACACTCGTGAATACGTCCTGTAAACTTGTCGTACCGTAGCCAGCAGGCAGGGCCTGTCTCGCCTGAGTAACGATTCTTTAGTATCCTAACCGTTGTTGTGTTCCTAATGTCCTCATCAGGGTTCTGCTGGTCACGCTCCATACCTATGACAATATCAGATAACTGAGCAATACTCTGGCTACCACGTAAGTCCTGTAGACTGATGCGGCCACCGTCCTCGTGAGCAGTACCAGAGCTACGACGGAGGTGTGACACAAGGAACAAAGTAATCCCTGTCTCTGCCACTAGCGTCCGCAGCTTGGTCATAATCTCATCTATCGCCTTTCGTTCATCTCCGTTTTCTTGAGAAGAAACGACGATTGATAAGTGGTCGAGGATGATGTACTGACAGTCGCAAGCCTTCGCCATATGCCTGACTCTTGAAAGTAACTCGTCCGCTGATGCTGACCCCCAATGGTCGAATAGATAGTAACGACCTGATCCCATCGTTGCTTCCCAGTGCGGTCTAAGGTCATCGACAGGTGAATCTTCTTCCAAGTGTAGTCGCCTAGAGGATGCCACCGACATGATTCCCAGTGCTGTTGTTGCAACGTCCTCCTCCAGTGCAAGTACACCGATGTTGGATGTAGTTCTCTGCAATAGATCGTACTCAAGTTCTCGTATAAATTGAGATTTTCCCATACCACTGCCGCTGGTGATAGTGACGAGTTCATATGGCCTGTGTCCTCTCGTGATCTCGTTTAAACCTTCCCATGGATAAGGGATACTCTTGACCTGACGCTTGGCTACTAACTTGTCCCACGTCTCGTTACCCGCAATGATGCCGTCAGGACGATACACAGAAGCATCCCAGAAAGACTGTGTAAACTCCTTGACCCTGTTAGCCATGAGCATCTCACTGGCGTCCTTTAGGGGTAGCTTACATATCTTTAACTTGTTAGGACTAAAGAGATCCTTGATCTGCTCTAACGCTAACTCACCAGCCTTGTCTTGGTCA